ATGGTGCGGCTGATGCGACCGCTGGCGGTGCCGTGCTGGTCTCCTTGGCTGGTCTGGCCGCCGACCAGTTTAGAAAAGGAAACGAGACCATACTTGGTCATCATCAGGTGATCGCCGTTGTACGGAGCCACGGACTTGCGACCCAGCGGTGCGCCGATGCTGTAGCGAGCCACGCGCTTCCAGTCATTAGGATCATCCGGCACCATGCCAGAGTAGGCGAATATCTCGCCCTCACTGCTCTGGGCCACGAACAGATCGTCAGTACTCTCGGCAGCGTCCATGGTCCAGGTGAACATGCAATTTGTCCAGCCGCCCATGCTGAAGCTCAGATTCAGTACCTCAAGCTTCCCAGCCAGCGCGTTCACTGGCAGAAAATACAGCACGCTAGAGTCACGCTCAGCGAACCAAATACGGTTCTTGTGGACGTGGACGTCAACGATGGTGGCCGGGTCCAGCCCCACGATCTTGCCCGGAGCGTCTGCCTCCGGCACGGTGGCCACCTCTGTCATCACGGTCCAAGTGGTGCCATTGTAGATGACAGCCGGGTCGATGCCGTTGCACACGATCAGGAAGTTACCTGCGATGTTCGTGAACTGAGTCCACTGACAGTCGCCGTTGGTCAGGGCGATCTCCAGGGTGGCTCCATCCTGACTGGCGGTAACGTCGTAGATGCCAGAGTCTGTGCAGGCGAACAGGCGGTCATAGAGCTCGTCTACGCCAAGATAGGCCACCAGCGTGCGAGCAGGGCTTGGGAGATTCGTAACATGTTCACGATAGCCCTTGCGCACTCGAAGCGCACCGGACTCTGGGAACAGATTCACCATTCGCAGCGCGTACTGCTCTCCCATGTCAGCAAGTGGCGAGGTGTCGTCTATGCCACCAGTGGGGGCGATAAGCGGCTGGATGTCAGATACGCGGGTCTTTGGAATGGTTCTCATTACCAGTTACCCTCTGGGACGTTGCGGGTGCCGTCCAGCAGCTCACTGTCAGCGTAGCGACCAAGGCGGATCTCCGGTGCGCCCTGATCCTGCGCCTTGATTACGCTCAGGGCATCGTTGTACTCACGAGCCAGGACACTGGTATCGAAGCCCTTCTGCGCCCACAACCGAGCCTTGAGGCCCTTGATCATAAGGCTGCGGTCGAACATCGGCTTGTCTGTGTTGTCGATAATACTGTCAGCGTATCCTGTGCCGTCGCCCTTTATTACCCAGTTCTTGGAAATATAGAAGAACTGGATACGCTCCCCGGCAGGTGGGGTCGGGAACACTTCGAAGCGGTCATTAAGGATACGATAGCGGTAGTAGACGCTAGAGGAGATCATGCCGAACTTAATCCAGCCCCACTCCTTAGAGTTGACCGGACCGCTTGCTGGCATCTTGTTCTTTTCACTCCACACCGTCTGGTTGACGATGCGGCCAAAATCTGGTGGGAGACTGAATACGTTGGCCGAACCATTGCCGGCGAATGCCACGGTCTTCTCAAGGAACTGCCAGTCGTGGTCTCGGACTAGGTCCTCCCCAAGCGAGCTGAGGAGGGCCATACCCTGGACACCGACTTGGTTGATGAGACCCTCAACCAGCTGGGTACGAGCAAGACCGAGCTCGTCCACAGCCCGGTCCACAATGTATTGAGCGGTTGCTAGAGTTCCCATCACTGCCTCCTATAAAATTCCGCTAGAGGGCGGTGCGGTCCCCCTAGCGGTGGGGAAATCCCCCGAATTACTTCTTCTTGCCAGTTTCCTTAACGGCGGCAGCGGCCGGGTCGTTGCCTTCCGGCTCTTCCTCGTCCTCGTCATCCTGTGCGTTCTTGGCCTGCACGGCGGCGATCAGCTTGGCCATCTGCTCCTTCATGGTATCCATTTCCTTGTCCCGCTGATCCAAGCGACGCTTGAGATCCTCATTCTCCTTAGCCAGCTCGGTCAACGGAGCAGCTCCCTCGGCAGCGGCAAGCGCCTTCTGGGCCTTGGACTTGAGGTCGTACAAGCCGACATGTTTTCCGCAAGCTGCGTCGCTGACATTGGCCAGCTGCTCAAGGGTGCGAATGCGCAGATAGGCCAGTTCCTCAACCTGCGAGCGGGTGATCCACGGCACTTCATGCAGAAGAGTGCCTTGAACCTGATCCTCGTGGCCAGCCTTGAACGCCTCGTACTGGCGACGGAAGCGCTCCTTGTCCATTTGGCGGGCTGGGCGACGAACAATGTTCGAGGAATTGCCAGAGGCAAAGATTTCCACGAACTCAGTATCTTCGAAGATCGGGCGACCGGCGCTGGCGCTCTTGGCCTCGTTCTTCTGTGGGAAAATGTAGAATCGCGCGTGTACGCCCTTGTCGCCAGCGTAGCGGTTCTCGAAATCGTTTACATCATCGTCGAATTGCGGCATTTCAGCACCTCATAAGAAAAGCCCCCGAAGGGGCTGTTGTCACGGAACGGTTGGGGCGGTGTAGCCGACCACACTCGGAACTTCAGTGACTGCACTCCCGATACGGTGGATCACGCCGGTCTGTCCAGCCGGTCCGGTTACGGCACCAGTGGTCTCATTACCGACGAAACCGATGAGGGTGTTTAGCGATCCGAGGTCGTTGCTTTCGATTGGGTCGAGCAGCGAACCGACTAGTTCAGTAGGCTTGGCCATGATGTGTCCTCCTTCAGTGGCCGTCCTTGGCCACCTATGATCAGCTGAAGGTCAGACGACCCAGGAACTGAGCGCCGGAGCAGGTCATGTTGCCTGCCCACGCCAAGATTTGAACCTCGGCGTCCTGGTTGATGGAGTACCGCTTGTTCGGGCTCAGCGGCACGAAGTTACGGGCGCTGTGCGGACGATACTTCATGTACTTCGAGTTCAGGAAGTATGCGGTGTTAGCCGCGCCGAAGCCGCCGATGCCGCCGTCCAGGACCACGTCAGCGTCCATGAACTTGACGGACGGGAAGCCGAAGCCGTTGCCACCGCTGGAGCCGTCGCTGCCGAAACGCTGCAGAGCGTTCAAGCGGCCGACATATTCGCCCCAAGCGAGGCTGTCCATGACGATGAGGTCAGGACGGTCAGCGCCACGCACCAAGGAGGCCCACATGGAGTTCATGTCGGCCAGCATGTCGGCGTAAGTGCCAGCAGCCGACTTGGAGCGCCAGAAGGTCCAAGTCGTGCGATCGATGCCGCCGTAGGTGTCGGTCTGGCTGGCAGTGGGGGTGGACGGGATCATGGCGTCAAGTCCAACGATCTCCTTACCACCAGCGCCGGTGCCGTCGCTGTACACACCCTCAGCGATGAGGTTCTGCATGGTGGCCTCGGCCACGTCAACGCGGCTGGTGAGCAGGTCGATCATCTGCTCAGGACCGGCGTTCTGGAGCATCTCCAGGCCGCTGATGACGACAGGGCAGGCGGCCTGCTTGATGTCGTACTGTGCAGCGGTGATGACGTCCTGCGGGGCGACCGGCAGCAGATCGTATCCGCTGTAGTATCCGGCGTTGCCGTTTTCTGCGAAGGACATTTCCTCGTAGATCAGGCGACCACCGCTGAAGGTCTGGATGCGGTTGCGCTGCTTCAGGCGAGCCAGAAGCGCGTTGTTCTTGGTGACGTTGTCCGCCAGCTTCTTGCTGCGGCGCTCGATAGTGGTGGCGATGATATCGCTCACGTTAGGAAATGCCATGATGAACCTCCAATGAATGAATAAGTCTTGGCCTACTCGTGATGGAGGTAAGCTCCAGACCCCAGACTGTTAGAGTGGGGGAAGGGAGAGTGGCTGTGCATATAGTAGCCCTACCCCGCCCCCGGCGCAACTACTTCTTCCGTTTTTCTACTGTACGAAGCCCAGCATAGCCAAGATAGCCCGCGCTGAACGTCCACCAGAGCTCCTCAGGGATCGCATCGAAGCCGCGACCCACATTGGTGAAGAACTGCTCCATCTGGCTTGGGAAGAAAATGCCGACAAACGGCGCCACCAGCACCAGCATCAGAATCACTACATAGAATACGTAGAGAAACATCGGTCGCGCACGGCTGGTCCATGGGTCGTCGCTTTCCGCCTCCTTAGTGATGGCGTTCATGCGGGTGGCCAGCTCATTAATCTGGCCTTCCTGGTCCAGCCGCATGAGCTCCAGCTCGGCCTTGGCCTGCTCCTGCTTATCGGGAATTAGGCGCTGAATAAGCTCGCGCCCCATATCGAAGAGCGCTGGTGCGAGTAGTGGATTCATTTGATCATCTCCACATAGGGCTTGACCACGAGCTTCAGCACCTCGTACCCAGCCTCGTTCGGGTGTACG